ACATCGCGCTTCAGGGTGTACTCGTTGGGGATGAGGATAGTGGTGGGTGCCACATCCAGAATCTCCTCGTTATCACCACGGAAGTCCTGCATCGCAACTTCCATAGCGGCCAGAGCATTGTTGCTGAAGGCATCAGCGAACATATTGCTCTGGGTCTTCTTGCCCAGCTTGGAGGGATGTGCCTTGTCAAACAGGCACTTGCCGTCCGCAGTCTTGGTGTCGAAGGTCTTGCCGCCGAAGTTCATGGTAGTGGCGCCGCCGATGGCAGCGCCCAGAAGGGCAGCGCCGAACTTCTCGCGGGTGCGGTAGTAGGAAGTGATGAAGCCTGCGGGCTGCTTCTTCAAGTCCATAAGCTTCGCATCTTCCACGATTTCACGGGACAGGGAGAAAGAGTTTTTCCAAGTCATGTGTTCGAGGAACTTTGCGTAGCCCTCCTGCATACCGTCGGTGGGGTAGTCACCATTCTCGCCCACGGGCTGGAAGCCGTCCATGGCAGTCATGGTGCTGAACTTCTCGCCCCAGTGCTTGCTGGTGCCCATGCTGAACAGTTCCTTCAGCATGGAGGCCTGTTCAAAAGCCTCGCCCCTCTTTTCGAGGAACATCTTGATAGGCTCCTGAGATTTGCCGAAGATGGAATCCTGAAGGCCGGAGCCTTCGGTAAAAGTGATATTAGCCATTATGTCTGTCTCCTTTCGTCAGATTAGAAGCGCACGCGGCACATGGAGCCGCTGGCGGTGCCGTCCATGTAGACCACTTCGGCCACGCCGTCAGTGGTAGTGGCGGTCACGCTCATGCCGTCGGATGCGTGCAAAGTCACCTTGTTGCCCAGCTTGATGTTGGTGGCGGCAGCGGAGAAAGTGGTCTCGAAGACCATATCCTTGCTCACGCGGATGACGGGGATGATGTCGCCTGCAGTGCAGGCGCTGTCCTTCTCGCACATGGAGATGTAGGTGGGTGCAGTGGTGCCGGTGGCAATAGCAAGGTTGCCAGCACTCTGCACCAGTGCCATACCCACCTTGGGAGTGATTGCACCGCAGGGCAGGTATTCGATGCCGGGGATACGGCCATCGTCGATTTTATGGATTTTGAAAGCCATTTTGATATGCTCCTTTCGTAGTCTTATTTCTTGTGGCTCTTTGCGTAGTGCGCACGGATTTCCGCCTCCGTCGCATCAGGGTTGAAGGCACGGTACTGCTCCATCACTTCCGCCGGTACGCTCACTGCGCCCGCGCCTCTGGTCTGGGTCTGTCCCATGTGCTGCTTGCCCTGTGCTGCGTTCAGTGCGGCCTGACGCGCACCCGCCGCCGCGCCCTTTGTCAGCGCGTCGTAGTTTGCCAGCTTGAAAGCATCGGTCAGGGTGTTGCCCTTCTTCACCAGTTCGTAGAACTTGGCATAGGTGGGCATCTTGGCAAGGTCTTCCATGCTTCGGATGGATGGGTCGAGTGCGCCGATTTCCTTCAGCTGCTCGTCCACCTTCACCTTGGCTGCGGCCTGCTGTGCCTCTCTCTTGGCCTGCTCCGCCTGTCCCTTTGCTCCTCTGGCTTCCCGTACTTCCGGGAGATTCTGCACGAAGGCATCGAAGTCCGCATCGCTCATGCCGCTCTTGCGCATCATCGCCTTTTTTCTTTCGGCCTCATAGCGCTGGCGGTATGCGTCGTACTCCTCCTTCGAGGTGATAGGCTGCTTTGTGTAGGGGTTTACCAGTCCGGAGTTTTTGAAGGCCTCGTTGATGACACGGGCAGCTTCTGCCTGCGCTTCTGCCTTTGCCTTCTCCACGGCGGCATCCCGCTCCGCTTCCGCTTTCCTTCTGGCAGCGGCAAACTTTGCGTTCTGCTCCGCGTTCTGTCCGGCCTCTCCCTCTTCTTCGCTGCTATCGTTCCCGCCTTCGGCAGCGCCGTCGGCAGGGGTGTTTTCTGTGTTCTGTTCGGCAGGGTCGGCGACATCCTGCTCGTTTTCGCCTTGCGCGGTGGTATCTGCTGCAGGGTCGGCGACATCCTGCTCTTCTGCGCCTGTTGCGCCGATACCGAATAACGCGCCGTAGTCGATTTCGCCCATAGTGTTCTCCTTTGGATTTTTACGCTTTTCCTGCGAGATTTTTGCGGGCTGTCGTGGCCGCCCGCTCGCGGTGGAAGGGCAGCTTACTTGCCGCCCTTGTTGCCGGTTCTAAGGTCAGAGCCGGTCTTCACGGTGCTGGTGCCCTTCTTGCCGGTGTTGGCAAAGGGGGCGTTGACCTTCTGCGCGCCGGAGTTCTGGATTTTACCGGCATAACCGCACTTCTTGTCTGCCATGTCTGCGTCCTCCTTTCCCGTGAATGTCTCAAAAATCGTCTCTGCGATTTTTGGCAAGTTTAATCGGCCACGCCGCCATCGGCGGCATATGGCCATAATGCGCTGTCCTTACAGCGCATTGGCCTCAGTTCCGGCCGGTGCCGGAGCTGCTGCTGACTGTCTTTGTGCAGCTCTCGCTGCGTCCTGCTGTGCCCTGCGGATGACAGCCTGTGCCATCTGCGGGTCGATGCCCTGCTGAGGCTTTGGCTGCTGCTGGCGCATCTGCATCATCTGCATTTGCATCGCCGCCTGCTGCTGCATCTGCTGGCGCTTCAGCTCTTCCTCCAGATACGCTCTGGTCTCGCCCGCGCCCGGATAGTGCAGCATCTCCATCTTCGTCCAGAAGAGGATGAGGGTGTTCAGCTGCGCCGGGTCGCCGAAAGCGCCGGTCTGCAGGTTCATGCGGGTCTCCTGCCACATGGCCTCCCGGTTGGATGCCAGCGGTGCGGAGGTGTCGCAGGCGAACAGGAACTGGTCGTTCCAGCACCACTCTCCCGCGTCGTCCTGCTCCAGAAAGTCGTATCGGTTGAAGGTGTCATACTGGGCGTTGCCGTGGATGTCCTCCGATACCACCGGTCGCGGCTCGTCGGTGTAGGCCAGTTTGAACTTGAACATGGCCTCGAACAGCGCAGCATAGGCTGCATCCTTCATCACGCGCTTCGATTCCAGTCTGCCCGCACTCTGGGCTGCAGCAAACTCTTTGGCCTTGCCGCTGGTGGCAGTGCGGTCGCTTCTGCCCTGAAAACTGTCTGTGATGCCGATGACCTGCCGCGCCTCTTCATACACTTGGGCGAGGTAAACGAGGTCTTGCTCCACATTTCCCTGCAGGTCGTAGACATCAATGAGCGCTTTGTTCGCCGCGTTGCCCGGACGGATGATTTTCATATCCTCCGCGTCCACCTTGATGCTGGCCTCATCCGGCAGCGTGATATAGCTGCCGCTCTTCAAGAGCTTGTCGATGATTTTGGCCTCGATACGGTTGGTGGTGTTCTGCTGGTCTGCAATTTTGTCGATGTCGCTGTCGCCGAGGAACTTGCCGTACACGCTCACATTCTTCTGCAGGATGACCGGGAAGATGTCCGGCTTGTAGAAGGGGATGCGGGTCGGCTCCTCAACGATAGTCACCACCGGCAGTCCCATCTCGTCAAACTCCGTTTCAGAAACTGCCTCATGGGGCACCATGCCGCCCACGGTGCTGCCGTCGGTGCGCTGGATAGGGAAGTAGACCTCTTCGTATTCCTCTGTGGTCTCCTCCCACTTTGTCCCGCCGCAGTAGGGGCAGGTCTTTCTCGCGCCGCGCATAGCCGCCGGTCTGGTCTCCCGCTCCAGCTGCTGCTGCGCCCGCTCGATGTCCGCCTCCACCACGGCCGCCGCCGCCATGCCGTTCTCCAACTGGGGCACCTGCGCCGGTTCCATCGGTTCCGCCACCAGCGGTTCCACTGCGCCGCAGCTCTTGCATCTGCGCAGCCTGCGTGCCTGATAGTCTTCAAGGTCTTCCAGCTGCGTGTCGTTCACCCAGCTGTAAAGGCCGATGCCGCCCTTGTCGTTGCGGTAGTAGGCGATGTACTGGGTCACGAGGTCGTCGGATGTGGTCTTACCGTCGCTGCCCTTGACATCAGGCTCCTGCTCCGCCTCATCCTCCACGTCCACGCCGTAGCGCCTGCGGATGTATTCTTTGGTCTGGGGGATTTTCAGGATGATGTAGTCCATATCCTCGATGCCGGTGTAAACGCCGTCCTGCGGCACGATTTGCTTGGGATGCAGCGTGCTCACCGCCAGCTCGCCGATGGTGTAGTGGGTTCTCTGGGTGTTGTCCCACTCCAGCAAGAAAGCGCCGCCGCCCTGAATGGGCACGGTGCGCTCCATGATGTCGTTCAGCTGCTCAAAAGGAAGTCTGTCCAGCTCGTTGCGCAGCATATCCTCGATGAGTTTGGCCTTGCCCTCATCCTCTTTTCGTCTGGCCGTCACCTTCGGCTTGGGGATATTGCTGTCCGTCTGGGCTTCCACCAGCTCCGCGCAGATGTTGCGCACATGAGGGGTCTTTTTCTTTCGCTCGCCCTGTACGATGGCGCGCACTTCGTTGGTGCCGCGATACAGCGCCTCGCGGTCATCCATCTGGTCTGTCTCGCTCTGGTAGGCGCTCTGGTTGCTCTTCAGCCGTTCCTGCCAGAGATAGAGCTTTTTGTTGTCCTTTTTCATGTCTTCCTCCTATCGCTGCGGTCTGCCCCAGCGCTTAATAAGCATTTCCCGCTCCGCCGGGGATGCGTTTTCGTAGTCCTCCCACTGGGATGCCGTCCACTTTTTCTCTTTGCCCTCCGCCGCCGTCTGGATGTAGCTCTGCTGCGGTCGGATGTAGTGGGCGATGGCAAGGCTCATCACGCAGTCGTCGTGTGCGCCCGCCTCCGCTTCTGGCTTCAGCGTCTCCTCGTTTCTCACGAATGTCAGCATCTCCTGCAGCGTGGTCTCGTCGTTCACGATGGTGATGTCGTCGCGGCTGGCCTTGATAAGCTCCGCGATGATGACCGGTCGTGTCTTGGTGTTCGTCAAAAAGCCGAAACTCTGCTTCACCTTGTGGGTGTAGTCGTCGATGCTCTCCCGCACATACTGCTTTGGATACCGCAGCCGCTCCAGCTCCATCACCGGGTAGGTGGAGAAGTTGGTCTCTATGCCGATGAGCGCCGTGTTGTAGTAAATGCCGAGGCAGTAGACCTGCCGCGCAAATACATCCTCGTCGAACTTGCCACGCAGCTGCGCCACCTGCACGCCGGTGCGGTTGTCCAGCACCTGCGCCACGAAGCTGTCGCTGCCTTCTCCGGCCGTATCCGCGCCGATGACATAGGGCACGCCCTTCTCCGGCTGGGAATAAATGCGAACACAGCCCGCTCTGGCATCGTCCGTCCATCGGATGTCGTCCAGCTTCAGGCCGTTGTCGCTGTACTCGAACAATCCCACCTTCTGAGGCTGTTTTATCTCCTGCAGCCGCTTTGCCACAGCCTTCCGGTCGAACACAGTCTTGCCGGTCACGCCCCACATTCCGAGGCAGTAGACCATGTAGTAATACTCATCCGTCTCTTTGAAGGCCTCCAGCGTCTGGATGGCCTCCTGCGGCAGAAAGCGGTTGTCCTTGTAGGTGCTCTCGTGGGTTCTGGTTCTGGCGATGGCCTTCTCCCGCTCTACCGGGTCTTTGATGTCAAAGTCAAAGAAGCGCCGCTTCAGCCAGTGCATGATGCTGATAGGGTTGAAGGTGATGATGATTTGCAGGTAATACGGGAACTCCGTGCGCAGTCGGATGTCCAGCTGGTTGAAGTCGCTCTCCAGCACCTCGCTGGCCTCTTCAATCCAGATGCCCGTGATGTTGTAGATGGATTTCAGCTTTTCCACATCGTCGAGGCCTGCGAAGATAATCTCGCTGCCGTTGATGAAGCGGATATACATATCGCTGCCTTTGCCGCGCGGGATATAGGCGATGTGCTCTGCGTAGTGCTCGTAGGCTTGGTTCTTCAGCTGCTCGAAGCAGCTCTCGCGCAGTGTCTTCGCCACCTTTCGCACCACCAGCCACCGGTGCCCCGGCTCCGATGTCACCCGCTCCAGTATCTTGCGGCCTGCGAAGATGCTCTTGCCGCTGCCGCCGCCGCCTTTCAGCACCAGATACCGGTGCTCATCCTCGAACAGCGGCATGAAGGTCTCGTTGTTGGTCTCCCGCAGGTTTTTGTACCATAGGGCGATTTCATACAGGCGGTCTATCTCTGCCCGCTGCTTTTTGTTCACGCCTCCTCACCGTCCTCGCCGTCCTCACCGGCGAGGGCTGCGGCGCGTGCAGCCTGCTCAGCGCTGATGAACGCCAGCTTTTCCTTGATGCTCATGCCCTCCGTCGCCATGGTCTTGCGGGTCTCCTTGCCCAGCTCCACCTCCTGCTTCTGCTTCCAGCCGTAGTTGTTCTGCAGGTTGAAGATGATGCCCTGCAGTCCCTTCTCACGGGTCAGCAGCTGCTCCTCCAGATAAGCCTCGATGCGTGCCCGTGCATCCGCCGTCACGCCGCGAAACTCCGGATGAAGCTCCGGGTCTGCGTAGTTTTGCCATGTGCTCCGGTCGATGCCCAGATACAGGCACATGGAGCTGATGGATGGCGGCACAACGAACTGCACCACCATGATGTCCTCGCCGTCGTCGTTTTTTACGACAGCTCCGGTCAAATCTCTGGCCGGAATCGTCCTGCTGATGCTGCGGAAGTACTTATCCACCGCTTCTCTCAGACTCTTTTTCGTGTATTTTTTCGGCCTTCCGGCTGCCATGCGCGCCACCTCCTTTTCCGGCGCATATAAGGTTCCCGCGCGTGCGTGCGCGCATCGTGCGCGCTTGTCGTGGGGAAAAATTCAAATTCAGTGTGAATCTGCCCCTGTCCCGCCCTGCCAGCGTATCCTATACCGGCACCGCAGACGGCTCTCTGCCCGCCTGCCTATGTTCACGCATACACGGTAACACAAAAGTTGCGTCACGGAGTGCCATCTTTTCCGGGCATAAAAAGAGCGAGGATGGTCTTGCCATCCCCGCTTCTTCATAGCCGTTCCGGGAAGTTTTCGTAGTATTTCCTGACGCAGCGATACAGTGTGTTTTTGCTGATGTAATGCTTCATGCACAGCGCCGTCGCCGTCGCATCCGTGGTCACGAACTCAAACAGCGCCTGATAGTGCTCGCCGCCGTGTTCGGTGCACAGGTTCAGTATCTTCCGCTGTGCATCCGGCTGTAGTTCTTTGTAAAGGCGTGAGGTGAAGTAGATATACCCTTGTCGGTTGTAATCTACCTTCACGCCGCTTTTGAATCGAAACATCGCCCTCACGCCTCCTGCTTCGTTACGCGCCGAGGAAGCTCTCGCGTATCTTCCCGCCAGCTACCTCGAACTCTACCGTGTGATACCTTCCGGCCGGATGGATGTATACCACCGTCCCGGTCAGCATCTTCTTATGCTTACCTTTGCCGCTCTCTTCGTAATGTCCGAAGGTCTCCGGCATCCGCTGTACCTTGTCGCCGATTTTCACAGCGCCTTTCCTCCGTGTCTGTAGGGTCTGGTCTTGTTGTAGTCGTGCTTCAGGCTCATCAGTGCATCCACATCCACGCCCTCTTTGCCGCACCAGTCCAGAATACGGATGATGCAGTCCAGCATCTCGATGGCGATGCCCTCCGGCTTGCATCCGGTCTTGCCCAGTTCCGCCACATCCTCGCAGATGTCCTCATGCTCGCAGTGGCCACAGCAGCCATATACCATCGGCTTCCCGCTGCGATATTCCTCCAGTGCTTCCGAAAGCTCGCTGTGGCACAGCGCCACGATGTCGCCGAAGCTGCGCTCCTCGTCCCACCAGCCATGCTCCACCGCGTTCTGATGGATTTCCTCTGCCCACTGCTTCAGGGTTTTCTTCTCGTCCATTGTTTAGACCTCCCGTATCTCGATATTGTATTTTTCCAGCATCAGCTTTCGCTTGATGATGTACTCCTTTGTTCGTGTGGCTTTGCTTTTCACATCCTCCACCACCGGCACCCAGCTCTCGCAGGGAAAGCCCAGCTCCGCCGCCGTCCGTTCCGATTCAAAGTCCCGCTCGTCATAGCAGAAGTCTGCCCGGTATCGGATGGCGCGCACCCGCTTGCCCTCTGTGGTGGTGTAGGCCTCCTGCAGCGTGAAGTCCTGCTGCAGCCGCAGCTTCCGAATCTCACCCGCATGAAGGCGCGCAAGCAAAGCCTCATAGCGTCGCGCTTCTTTCTTGCTGTCAAAGCGGATGCCATGTTGCTCTGTCTTCTCGTTGTGATATTTCTGCCCTTTTCGGCGCAGTTCTTCCTCCTGCAGCTGCTTCAGCGCCTGTTGTTGCGCCCGCAGCGGCAGGTCTTCTAACCGGATGCCCAGCGTCACCGCCTCCTTCGCATCTCGAAGTGGATGTAGATTCCCCGGTTGATGTTGTTTTGCGTATAGACAGCCTCCACCAGCTCGAAGTCCGGATACCGTTCCTCGAAGTACTGGTAGGCACTTTTGCTGTCGATGGCCTCTTTGATTTCTGCGATGTCATCCATGTTCAACTGTCCGTCATACTGGGCAGCCTCCGGGATGTCAAGGTTTCTGCTCTGGTTCCAGCGCTTAAAGAAGTGCTTGTCCTTTGCGATATAGCGGGCAAGGCCTGTCACAC